GTAAGTCTCATGCATTGAGATGGGATTGTATCGCATTTTGCTGTGAGAACCCTGGCTTGCAGGCATATATCTTCAGAAGGTCTTTGCCTGAGTTAGAGAGTAACCATATACAGCAGATCAAGAAGGAGATGCCTCAAGAACTGGGTAATTTCTCTGAATCTAGGAAAAGATTTGAGTTCTATAATGGCTCTTATATACAGTTTCAGTATCTGGAGCGAGATTCGGATTGTGATCGTATTCAGGGTGCAGAAATACATTTTGCAGGTGTTGATGAGGCAGGGCAGTTATCTGCCTATCAGCTAGGCTATATAAAAAGTAGATTAAGATTGGGTGGCTTTGAGCCGAAACAGAAACAGTATCTGCCAAGATTGGTAATGACTGCTAATCCAGGTGGTATTAGTCATAACTTTTTAAAAGCGTTGTATATCGATCCATCACCGCCTGAGACGTACTTTTATGATGTAACGATGAAAGACCCTCGTAATAAAGAGGATAAGGGTTGGATGTCGATGTATATTCCTTCAAGGATGGAGGATAACAAGTTTATTGACCCTAATTATGGTGCATCTTTATCTGGTTTGCCTTTTGAGTTGGCTAGAGCATTAAGAGAGGGTGATTGGGATTTAGTCGTTGGTTCTTTCTTTGGTGATGTATTCAGACGTGATCGCCACGTTGTAAAGCCGTTTGAAGTTCCAGAACACTGGCTTAGATTTAGAAGCTTTGATTGGGGTTCTACAAAGCCTTTTTGTGTTGGTTGGTACACTGTTGCACAGCAGTCTGATGAGTTTCCAGATGGTGCATTGATTAAGTATCGTGAATGGTATGGAGCAGCAGGGCCAGATCGTGGGTTAAAGTTGACGGCTGAAGAAGTTGCACAGGGTATTAAAAGCAGAGAAGGTTTTGAACGCATCGATTATTCTGTAGCTGATCCATCAATATGGAAATGGGAATCAGGGCCGTCTATTGGAGAACGTATGGCTAAATTAGGTGTACGTTTTAGAAGGGCAGATAATTCAAGGGTCGCAGGTTGGGATCAGATAAGACAGCGTTTGATTGGTGAAGATAACAGACCGATGATGTATCTGTTTGAAACCTGTACAGACCTTATAAGAACATTACCTCTGATGCAACATGATCAGCACAGACCAGAGGATATTAATACAAAACAGGAAGATCACGCAGTTGATGAGTTGAGATATGCTTCTATGAGCAGAAGTTATCAAAGACCTATTCCTGAAATAAAAGAAGATATGTTTAGACCGCCAACCATAGATGAAATGATGGCAGGTCTTGATAATGCAACACAATATAAATCATGGAGATTATAATTGGCTTATGGATCAGGCGTAACTGAGCCGACTAAAGAAAACGAACGTGCAGCTTTCTGGAACAATAAGATTACAGAGGCTAGAAGGTTTGAAAGTACCTGGCGTGACAGGTCACAGGCATTAGTTGACAAATACAGAGATGACGGCATGGACAGGCAGGAAAGACCTTTTCATACCATGAACATCTTTTACAGCAATGTTGATACATTAAAATCGGCTCTGTATTTCAAGACACCAAAACCAAAAGTCACAAGACGTTTCAGGGATGGTGATCCTGTCGGCAGGTCAATCGCAGAGGTGATTGAAAGGGCATTACAGTATCAACTGGATATGTACAACTTTGACAGCACAATGCGTAGGGCTATTGAAGATATGCTAATTACTGGCAGAGGTGTTGTCAGGATGCGTTATGATCCTGTGGTTATCGAAGGTGAGCCGAAAAGAATTGACATAGAGCAGCAGCCTATAGGTGAAGGTGTATTTAGGTTTATCAGCAGAGATGGTGAAGAGTTTACAACAGACCAGATAAAACAGGACACCAGAGGACTGTTTGTAGAAGGTGAAGCAGAAGATGTTGTTGGGGAGCAGTCTATCTTCTGTGAGTATGTACATTGGTCTGATTTTACGATTGAGCCAAACAGAGTGTGGGATGATGTCAACTGGATTGCATTTCGTATTCTTATGACAAAACAGCAGTTAATTGACCGATATGGTGAACAGACTGCAATGGGTATACCTCTAACCTACAGGCCTGATTACTCATATAATACTGAAAACGAAGCAGAGACAGATAGAGCAGAGGTATATGAAATCTGGGATAAGCGTTCTTCCAAGCAGATATTTATTGCTATGGGGCATGATAAGATACTTGAAGAGAATGATGATCCCTATAACTTAATGGATTTCTGGCCCTGTCCAGAGCCTATGTATGCTGTAAGTACAACAACGACTACAACACCTGTACCAGAGTTTATGATTTATGAAGATCAGGTAGCAGAACTTGATCTAATTACAGGCAGAATAGGTGTATTGACTGAAGCCTTAAAAAGAAGAGGTGTCTATGATGCATCTTTCTCGGAGCTTCAAAGATTAAGTGATGCCCAAGACAATCAATTTGTACCAGTGGACAATATGGCAATGTTACAGGCAGGCGGTGGTTTGCAGAATGTAATGCAGGAAGCACCTTTGCAGGGAATTATCCAGGCTTTACAGCAACTCTATCAGTCAAGACAGGTTATCATACAGACCATTTATGAGATTGTCGGTATCTCGGACATAATGAGAGGACAATCAGCGAATAGGGAAACCGCTACCGCACAGAGAATAAAAGGGCAGTTTGGTTCTATGCGATTGGTCAACAGGCAGAGAGAGTTAGAGCGTTTTATGGATCAGATCATGGAACTTAAAGGCGAGATGCTTGTTGAGAACCTTGAGCCTGATGTATTGCAAAAAGTGACCTCTGTACAGATTACACCAGAGATGGTGGCTGTTATGAGAAATGACAGACTGAGATGTTTTAGAGTAAGGATTGATACCGATGAATCACAGGCATTGGATGCTGCTGTAGACCAGAAACAGAGGACTGAGTTTTTAACAGCATCAGTTCAGTTTCTACAATCTATCGGCCCATTAGTAGCCTCTGGTGCATTAGGATTTGAACAGGCAAAACAGATGTTGCTCTTTGCAGCAAAAGGTTTTTCTGGTGCGAGAGAGTTGGAAGAGACATTGGAGTCATTACAACCAAGACCGCCTAGTGGCCCATCACCAACAGATAAGCTTGTTGAGGTAGAAGCCGCAAAAGTGCAGGCAGATACACAGAAGGCGGCAGCCGATGCACAGGTAAAAGTCGCAAGATTAGAACTTGATCAACAAAAAGCAGAAACAGATGCAAGGCAGAAACAGGAAAAACTTGAAATTGAAAAAGCGAAGTTGGTGGCAGGATAATGACTGATTTTTTTCCACAAGCACCAATGCTTCCTTATTACAAGTACTCTGGGCAAGCAAACCTTTATTCTCCCAGAGGGTATGCCCAGGGTACACTTGTTGATTTACTTAGCAGTAGACAGCCTACCGACACAACAGACGAATTACTTGAAGATACAACTGAGCAAAACCAACCAGCATTTGAAGAGGTAAAGGACAGTGGAACGCAAAGTTTTTTCGGTGGTATGGACATCAATGAAGGCGATAACCTTTCTTTTGATGATCTGTCTGATTTATCTCTTACTGATGGTTTCTTTGGGGGAACAACAGTTAGTGATAATGCACCAAAAGGATGGAATACACAGCACCAGAGAGAGTTCGATGCACTAAGAGCAAGAGGTCTTAAGCCAAGTGCAAAATGGACAGGCAATGATTGGTATGTATTTGCAAAAGAATTAGATGGAACGCCATTTGGTGAGCCTGGCACAATGTCACTAGCTGACAGTTTTACATCTGGTGGCAAGTATGGTGGTCAACCTATCGGATTGTTTGGTAGTGCTGTAGGCATGGCAACAGGATCATTTAAGCCAGATCAGGTGTTTCAGAAAAACCTTGCAGAAGCATTAGGCACTGCTTCACCAGAAGAGTTTACAGAACTACAACCTGTAAAAAAAGAAGAAGCATTAGTGACTGCAAAACAGAAAGAAAATAGAGAACAAGAAAAGGCTGCAAGACAGGAAAAAGAAAAACAAAACAGAGAGACAGTAAGAGAAAAACAAAAAGAAATTAAAGGTTTTTCAGGAGGGTATGGATTCTAATGCGTAAAACATACGTTATGCGTGGTGGTGAACTTGTAGAAAAGAAAACCATAATGGAAAAACGCTTGCAGTTAATCAGCGACATTGAACCTTATCAGAACATTGTTGATAGAGGTTGGATTACTGGAAGACGGCAGCACAGAGAATTTTTAAGAAAAAATAACTTAGTAGAACTTGGAACAAATGGAGGCCAAATAAAAAATGGAAGCACAGCAAATTGATAGCACTGATCAGGAAGTTCAGACAGCAGATGAGCCAAAAACACCGACACTAAAAGAAACACTGGAAGCAGCGGTAAAGGGTGAGGACAAACTACCAGAAGTACCTGCCGAACCAATGCAAGAGGTACAGGCTGATGAAGAGCAACCAGAACAGACAGAAGAGACAGGTGAGGAAGAACAGGTAGAAGAACAAGCACCTGTATTAGAAGCAATATCTGCTCCCAAGCACTGGCCTAAAGATGAACAGGAAGTTTTTAATTCTTGGGATGCAAACGTACAGCACCAGGTCATGGATCGCTATAAAGCGATGGAAGGTGACTATACAAAAAAGACACAGGAAATAGCAAAGTACAGAAAACGCAATGAAGCGTTAGATGAGATTTACGGCCCTTTTAGAGATGATTTTCAAAGGGCAGGCATGGATGAAGTAGCCGCAACAAGACAGTTGTTGGCTGCACACAAGTATTTGAGGGAAGACCCACAGCAGGCACTAAAATGGCTTGCCAAGTCTTATGGCGTTGATCTGACAGCAGTCAATGATGACACAGCTACAGATGAATACGCTGATCCTCAGATGAAAGCAATGCAACAGCAGATTGCCCAGTTGCAAGGCACAATAAATAATCAACAGCAACAAGCACAGAATATGCAGAAGCAGGAAGTGCAAGCTATGATTGACAACTTTCAAACAGCTAAAGATGTAGATGGTAATTTAAAACATCCACATTTTGACGTTGTGCAAAACCAGATGTCAGGTTTGATAAGCTCTGGTGTTGCGAAAGATATTGAATCTGCCTATGAAATGGCAGTTTATGCAAACCCAGAAACAAGGGCAAAAGTCCTTGATGAGCAGGTCAAGAAAACGACTAAGCAAGAGGTGAAAGCCGAAGCAGTCCAGAAGGCCAAAAAGCAGCAAAGGGTTAATGTCAAAGGTAGCGGTACACCAAGCAATTCAGCAATTCCCAGTGGTATGACGTTGAACGAAACAATTAAATTTTCAATGAAACAACTACAAAAGGGGTAAATTATGACAAGTCCAAATTTGTCAGAAATTATCACCACAACTCTGAGAAACCGATCAAGGACTCTTGCAGACAATGTTTCAAATCACAATCCTCTTCTTAACAGAATGAGAGAGCGTGGCAATTTGACACAGGTAACTGGTAGAGACATTGTTCGTGAGTTAGAGTATGCTGATAATTCAACAGTGTCCTTCTATAATGGATACGAAATCTTAGACACATCGCCTGCTGACGTATTAACAGCGGCAGTGTTTGATTATAAACAGCTTGCAGGAAATGTAACAATTTCTGGGCGTGAGCAAATACAAAACAGTGGCGAACAGCAACTGATAAATCTTCTTGAAGCAAGAATTGGAAACCTTGAGCGATCAATGGAAAACAGTTTGGCATCAAGTTTATTTTCTGATGGAACAGGAAGTAGTTCTAAGGAAATCGGTGGCTTACAGTTAGTTGTTGCTGATGCAGGAACTGGAACAGTGGGTGGTATTAACTCATCTACTTTTACGTTCTTTCAAAATAAGCAGGCAACAGCGACAAGTAGTGCATTTAGTACAGCCAATATACAATCTGATATGAATAGTCTTTATATTCAGCTTGTTAGAGGCACAGATGCACCTGACTTAGTTGTAGCAGGTTCAACACCTTATACAACATTCCTCGCTACTCTACAGACTTTGCAAAGAGTTGCAGATAGTAGATTAGCCGATCTTGGTTTTACTGCGGTAAAATATCTTAACTCAGATGTTGTTTATGACAGCAACTGTGCTGCAAGCAGAATGTACTTTCTTAATACAAATTACTTAAGATTGGAAACTGCGGCAGGAAGAGACTTTGTTCCAGGTGATGCCAAGGAATCAATCAACCAAGATGCCACTGTAGTGCCAATGTTCTGGTCAGGAAATTTAACCTGCTCAAACAGAGCGTTACAAGGCGTTTTACATACATAGGAGGGTAGCATGAGTTATATTCCAGTATTAGGAATTGACCCAACTGAGGTACATGACACTGCTGAGTTTTTATTAGGTCAGCATGGTGCAGTAGTTGGCTCTCCAAGTAAAGTCTATAAGTATGTGCAGTATGACACTGGTTCAGCAGGTGCATCAGCGGTAGCAGGTGAAGTAGCCTATTACTATACGTTAGATGGCTACAAGAACAATCAGGTTACTTCCGATCTCTCTGACTCAGTTGAAATCGGAGCAGGTGTTCTACAGGCTGTTATGACTGATGGACAATTTGGTTGGATACAGATTAGAGGTGCAGCTACATTGACCATTGCATTAACCGCGGGAGCAGATGGTGATCCATTAACGCCCACAGGTTCGGCTGATGGAACTCTTGATGTCAGTGCTGCGGCTACTGATAATGTCTGTGCAATTGCAGGTGACATCTCAGATAAGGAAATTGTCTGTACATTTCCAGACTGATAAAGGGGAACGGCTATGAGTATAATACCAGTTTTAGGTATTGATCCAACAAAGACTTTTTCCACTCCATATAAGGATAGTTTTCGTTTGGGTCAGCTTGGAGCAGTTATAGGAGAAACAACAAAGCTGTATAAGTTTGTTCAAGATCAAAGTTTATTCACAACTGCATCAGCAGGTGATGTTTGTTATTATCATCAAAGTGATGGTTACAAAAATAACCAAATCACAACCGATGTTTCTTTTTCTCAAACACAGGTTGGTGCAGGTATTTTGCAAGCATCAGTGACATTTGGTCAGTATTGTTGGATTCAAATTCGAGGCCCTGCAACATTGTCAACAGCTTTGACAGCAGGTGCGGATGGTGACCCTTTAACTCCAGAAGGAGCAGGGGATAAAACTTTAGATGTTGCTGCAAGTTTTACGGATAATATCTGTGCCATAGCTTGTGATGCCTCAGATAAAGAAATCATTTGTATGTTTCCTTATTAAAATAAATTTATGAGAGGCAGGGCAACTTGCCTCTTTTACTAACTTTATGGAGTTGAAATGAAAGTACAGTTTTACAAAAAAATGTTTAATGGTGAGATGCGAGATTTTGCAAGAATACCAGTGACAGATACAAGAGATATTTTAGAGACACCTGTCAGAGCGAGTGATATTCAGCGTTTTCCAAAAGAGTGGGCTAATTATCAAAAAAATAAAGACAAAAAACCAGTTACAAAAAAGGTAGATTTACCAGGATTAGCAGAGGATCAAAGAATTGAACTTGAACTTAAAGGCATTAAAACGGCTGAAGATTTGGCTAATGCAAAAACTACAGTATTGCAAGGCATGGGTAATATCTATGTTACATTACAGGAAATTGCCAAGCTTCATGTCAAAGCAAATGAAAAATCAAAATCCACTTCCAAAAAATCAGAAGAAAAAAAAGAAGAGTAAAAAATGACACTTTTAAGTATGTGCCAGAATGTTGCTGATTTCACAGGTTTTGAAAGACCAACATCTGTTATATCTAATACAGACCCAATAGCGAGACAGCTTTTAGCACTTGCACAAAGAGAAGGTAAGCAGTTGATGCGTGTATCTGATTGGGCGATACTTAAAAAAGAACATACATTTTCTACATCTAACGGCACAGCCGCTTATGCTTTGCCAAGTGATTTTGACAGATTGGTTTTAGAAACATCATACAACAGATCAGATAATGATATACTCACTGGCCCAATAAGCAGTTCAGAATATCAGTTAGTCAATCATGGTATGGCAACCACAGGTACAACAGAAAAGTTTAGATTAAAAGCTGCATCAAATGCTTTGAAATTTGAACTAGACCCTACACCATCATCAACACAGACTATTGGCTTTGAATATGTATCAACACAGTTCTGTCAGTCATCTGGTGGTAGTGGACAGGCTGTTTGGACGGCTGACACAGATACAGGCATATTGGATGAAACAACAATGGAAATGGGTATTACCTGGCGTTTCAAAGCAGCACATGGATTAGAATATGGTGAAGATTATAAACAATATCAGTTAGAGGTAAGACAGGCTGTTGCAAGAAATGGATCATCACCTGTGTTGCAATTAGATGATGCAAGAAAACTAATTGTAGGCCCATATCAATCTGATGGTAATTACGGCCTTAGTTAATGTTGCAACCACTTAGAACAGCTAACAGATTTAAGGTAAAATCTACATCAGTTCCTGCTCCTATTGGCGGTTTAAACAGTCGTGACTCTGTTGATAATATGCAGCCACTAGATGCAATAACCTTAACAAATATGTTTCCTACAGTGGGGAAAATTACACTCAGAGATGGTTACTCATCATTCTGTACAGGTATTGGGTCAGGAGATGTAGAAACACTGGTTGAACATAATGCAGGAAGTAACAGGCAATTATTAGCAGTTGGTTCAAATGGTACATTGTATCAAATAAATACTGGCTCTGCCGTATCAAAGAAAACAGGTCTGTCAAACGGCAGATTTCAAACAGCAGCATTTAATGGCAGAACCTTATTTGTTAATGGTACTGATACACCTTTTTCATGGGATGGATCATCTGCGGCAAATCTTTCAATTACATTATCAGACAGTACAAGTGCTGACAGTCTAAAAGGCGTTCATGTACACAAAAACAGAGTTTATTACTTTAGAGGTGATGAGCAAAAGTTTTATTATTCTGCTACAGTTGATACGTTTCAAGGGAATTTTACTCTATTCAACTTAGGTCTGGTTGATGATATTGGCGGCAATCTTATCCAGATAAAAACACTCACAATAGATGGTGGTGAGGGTACAGATGACCTAATAGCATTTATAATGGATTCTGGCATTGTACTTGTTTATTCAGGTGACAATCCGAGTTCTGGCTTTTCATTGAATGGATCATTTAGAATTGCAGAGCCTGTTAATGAAATAAGAGGTGCAGCAAAGTTTGGCGGTGATGTAGCTGTCATAACATCAGAAGGTGTTGTTGCATTATCAAAGGTATTTAACAGAGACAGAATAGGCACACAGGCTGTCGCATTATCCGAGAAAATACGAGGTGATGTAATAGCACAAGTTAAAGAGACTAGAACATCGAAAGGGTGGCAAATATTTATTGATCCAAAAGGTGATAAAATATTTATCAATTTTCCTACAGGAAATGCAACAGACCCATATAATCAGTTTGTATTTAATCCTATTATCAACGCCTGGTGTTTGTTTCAAAACATACCTGCAACGGTTTGGGGGCAGTTTAACAATGATGTATTTTTTGGCGGTGCATCAGGTATTGTTTATAAGATAACAGGCAATGCTGATGGCACTGATGCGATTGTTGGTGACGTAGCAACTTCATTTAATTATTTTGGTGACAGAGGCAGTCTAAAAAAGTTTTCATCAGTAGCACCCATGCTTGAAGGTGTTGTAAGTAATATAAGCTTTTCATTCGGTGTAGCTGTTGACCATGAACCAACAACCCTGCTTGATCTAACACCTGCACAATTTACAACTGATTTAGCTTCATGGGATGAGGCAGAGTGGGATGTAGAACACTGGGCAGATGCTGAAGGAAGTGCCATTACACAAAGACGAAAAGTTACCAATAAAATGGGTAGATCAATTTCATTAAGATTAAAAATATCATCTAGTACACAGGCAATTAGTTTTGTCAGTGCTAATTATCACATATTACCAGGAGGGCCGATTTAATGCCGTTTTCATCAGGAACATTCTCAAGAGTACATGATTGGACATCAGACAGAGATGCAGGGATTAAGATATCTGCAAGCAGAACTGATGCAGAGTTTGATGGTATTGCTACTGGTTTGACAAGCTGTATTCTCAAAGATGGCACTCAGACTTTAACAGCCATGATACCTTTTACATTAGGTTTAAGTGTACCTACTGATAAAAAAATACAGCTTAGAGACAGTGCTATATTTATTAATTCATCTGGTGATGGTGAGCTAAATATGGCTGCTGATACTTCTGTAACAATTACAACACCATCATTAATTATAACCGATAACACAACTGATGAACCGATTGTGCAGATTAAAAACACTCACAATGGCACAACAGCAGGTGAGTTGCGTTTTGTTATGGATAAAGGTGCGGCAGGTGCAGATGGTGATGATCTTGGAACAATATCATTCTTTGGTGATGACTCAGGACAAAACCAGACAGCATTTGCAAAAATAGTTGGTGAAGTATCAGAAGCTGATAACACTGACGAAGCAGGAAAACTATCTTTTTTTGTTGCAGAAAGTGATGGCACAAATACAGCATTGACAGCAGGGTTAGTCCTTGAAGGAGAACACGCTACAGATGGTGAGGTTGATGTGACAATCGGTGCAGGTATAACTTCAACGACTTCAGTTTCAGGAGTTTTAAATGTTGCAGGTGGAGCAGTATTTAATGAAGATAGTGCTGATGTGGATTTTAGAATTGAGTCAGACAATGACACTCATGCTTTATTTGTAAATGGTGAAAATGGTCATGTTTCAATAGGTAGTGCTAATGCTGACTATATGGGTGGTAGTAACACAAGTGGAACATTATCTTTAACAGTACCGAGTGGTGGGTATTCAGTTTTTGAATTAGCAGCAGAAGGTGCAGATTCTGCTAATGCTCTAGCAGGAACTATAAATTTTATAAATACCCTTCAAACTGGTGGAAATCAACTTGTTAATATTAGAGGAACTACTGAAGGAGGTACATCTGCTGATAGAGGTGGTAGGTTTAGTGTCGGAACAAAAGCAGATGGTGGTTCTACTCCAATAGAAAGAATGAAATTAATTTCAACTGGGTTTTTAAAAGTAAGAGGTGG